TACCTGGTAGGTTCCGTCCGTAAAATCGGCATGGTCAAAAGCAGCGGTAACTCTTCCGCCCGGAGAAAGGTTATGGTCAGTGGCCCCGGTTAGCTTCGCCCGACTATAGCCGACAGTGAACTCCCACTTATCGTCTTTCGTGTGCCCTTCAGTGGAGTCAAACGTAACCGTAACCCCGGACTCCAGCGTCATAGCCCCAGCGGTAATATTTATAGGCCCCGCACCGCCGCCATAGCCGCTGCCTGTGTCGCGGTCCCATGTGATCGTATCGGGCGATGCCGTCCCCGATGTCACGATGATTCTAAACCTCGTATTGTTTGAGGAGCCTGAGTATGTCCCCCCTACTGCACTAAGGTCATTCGTACCGCTCCCCGTAAAAGTGACCGCTGTGGCTATAGAGCCCCCATTCTGGACCAGACCCGTAAAGTCAATAACCCTTGAGGTGGTTTCCGTTGGGTCTATTTCTGACCAAACGTGAAATTCAAAATCACCATTTTGCGTTATCTGTGCTGCGGTCTGTATTAAATTAGAGTCTGCTGCAACGCGGTTTCTTTCAAGCGTGCATCCGACAACAGTACCTTTATTAACCCAAGGCTCGGTTGCTGTGGATGTTCTTGTGTAGGCGTAGCGACCATCAAAGCAAACAATCTCGTCTCCAAAAGAAGCGACGGCCTTCCCTTTGCTGATAGTAGTTGCTCCATCACTTATCTGAGGGACACTGTTCGAGGTACTCCAGAAACCACTGCGCTTTTTCGCCTCACCAAGCTTGTCGAAGCAGACATTCTCGGCGTCAGTTAGCTGACCAATAGGCAAAACACGGTCAGAGACCTTCTCATTAACGCCTTTTTCAACAGGTAGGCCGATTATTTTCTTCTCTAAAGCCATTAAAAAACCCAAAGGTCAACGGTAGCCGTCCCGGAGGCGCTGCTATTTAAAATAAGAATTCGGTCTGTACTGTCGTTGCTCGCCTGCTTGTCTAAGATGATGGTATCAAAATCCTGGCGCGTAAGAATCCATCCCCTCAGCACCCTCCCCAGTTTATGGTCTATCTCGTTATCCCCTTGCACCAACTCAACGCCTTCAAGCAAATGACCATCAAGAAGAGGGCAGGATTCGAGAGCCCTGAAGCTATTCTCTATATTGTCTTGAACTAGCTCCATAACATCCCCCGTCGAAATACGAGTAAATGGGCTAGTAAACGAACGGCCTGCCATATGCTCCCCTTAACCGTAAAGGTTGATCCACGTATCCCCGTGGGTGCCTACTGAGGTATCTATAATCTTATGTGGCTCCCCAGCATCTTTGCGGGGTGCTGCGTTCTCGATTCGTTTTTGGAGGTCAGCTTTTTCGGCCAATAGCATTCTGATGTCAGATTCTTCCTTCATTAGACACTTAATGGCAGCGGAAACTACAATGTATTCCTGGTAGCCAATTGCTACGCTCTTGTTTTTTGAATTAATATTCGCCGCGTCGTCTTCGCCGCCTGTTCTGAATTGCTGGCATTCGGGGATATAGTGAAGTGTTACCGTTCCCGATGGTGGGCTTGACGGGATAAAGTGAATCTTATCATCCCGAACCTGATACCGAAGGGCCGCAAGATTCCCCGCCACAACTCCGGCATTGCTGTTGTACATATTTCGCTCTTGGAACGAGTAAGGCTTAATCGAGTAAGTTACCCCACCAGTCTCAAAATCCACTCCTAGAGCCTTGTAGAAGTCAGAGGGAAGGGTTCCGGGGTTAGTCCCCGGTAAAGAGTAGGTCGTGGTGTTTACATAATAATCCTCAAAGCAGAGGATCATAATATCGTGGAGTTCCGCCAAAGCCGCATTTAACCAAACACGAATCTCAGTATCAGACACGAACGTCGAGCCTTCCATGTCAGCTCGTTGTCTGACCTGAGTCATTAGCGTGGAGAATACTTTGTCGTTATTAGGCACTTAGCGGCTCCTAAAAAGAAACAGGGGGGCATAGCGCCCCCCTTTAATTAATATTCTTCTTTATCGCTTCCTGAGTCCCCTTGGTAGTCCATAGCAATATGAACAAAATCCAAAAGAGCCTCGCAAGCTGCCTTCTCCTTTTTAGGGTCAAGCTCAGCCCCAATAGCATCAGCGAACGTGCCGCAAGCTGCTAACAGGGCCTTTTTATCATCTTTATCACCCTTGGGTTTTTTCTTACCCCCGGACAATATCATAAGAGCTAGACCGTCCTTTTTTTTAGGCATGGTTTAACTCCTATTAAGTTAATGAACTATTCTTCAAAAACGCCACAAACTGGATTTCTTGATCCTGGTCACTGTCACCAGTAACAGCATCATCAGTCTGGTCATTACAGACAAATGATAGTGTTTTGGCACTTGATACATCATGCGCAGTGCATTCGATGTAACGTTCAGGACCACCGGCACCAACAACGTGAGCATCACAATACAGAAGGTCGCTGTATTTATCAGTCAAGGTAATGGTAAAAACGCCGGAACTAATGTCAGAGCATGTAAAACCAGCGCCTTCGGAAATGCCGGTCACTGCTGCATCGGTGAACGCAATACGCCCGCCAATGATAACGACCTCACGCTCTAGCGCCTTCACAGGCTTAAAGTCTCTATTCGCCATAATTAGGCTCCTTTCTTAAGTTAAGAATTAAGCCAATTTGATACGACAGTTCCAACCAGGAGCAGTAGTAGCGCAGTTGCCATAAAAACCAACTCTTACCTCGTAAGCGTCGGCGGCGTTTTCACGCAACATGTTGTTCCCATCAAGATCAAGAATTTGTGGGGCATCCCCCAAGCTATTCAAGGCCCAAGTATCAAGCTGTAGCGCCCAAGCGACATTAGGCTGACAATTTACATCAGGGATAACATCAACAGTACCGGCAGGTCCGTGAAGTTTCATAGACGTAAAACCAACATTGGCATCGGAAGCACTCAGTTTGTCGTACTGAACCTTAGACCCAAGAGCTTTTTCAAGATTCGCGTAAGATGCGTAATCCATAAAAACGTGACTAGGCGAGCCCCCTTCACGGGCAGCCAAGCTAAGGCCATCAATCAAAGCCTCTTCAATTGGCTTTGCGCTTCCGTCGGAACGGTTGCCGCCTAAGCGGGACGTGTCTGTTGTCCGGTTAACACCGAAAAACGTAGTAGCCCCAGGAGCCGACTCGGGGCACCATGCCTCAAGGCCACTAATTTTCAGACGGTCACTTGCTGAAACATAATCACCTGCTTGAAAAATAAGGTCTTCGGAGCCAGAGGATAAAACATCAGCATCGAACGCGGCGCTAACCGTAATCACTCCAGTGACGCGGTTAATGGCTGAGATTGTTCTTGACCCACCAGATCGAAGAGCCGAAGTGTTATTTGCTGCAAAAACAATATCCATTCCAACTTCAAAATTTGAAACATCCGAAGTAGTGGCTAATGTCAGAGTAACTCCGGTCCCAGGGTCGGAGGTAACTGTTCCAATGGCCCCATCCCCGCCTCTATACAGAGCAACTGCCAAAGAACGCTTAAGGCTGTGAATAGCACCGTCCACTTCCATCGTTGCATATCGGATGAAAGCATCTGCGTTGCCCTGACTTGCCTTGATTGCTTCGTGCTCAATTGACGCAAAAGAGTAATCTTTTACACGGGTCAAAAGAAACTGCTTTAAGCTAGAGGTGGACGTGTTCCCTTGTGCGGTTGCAAACGTGGCTGCTCTTCGCTGTGGCCCGGTAGTGATAATTGGAATCGGCATATTTTCGCCGCCGAATTTCGTGTATTTAGGGATAAGAGCAAGGAGAGGGTTGTTTTTATAAACCATCTCTTTGATTCGTTGGGGTTTGTAATGTTCTTTAAGAGCTTCTGTGACCGCTGCGGCCCCACTAACTGCTAATGCCATAATAATTTCCTCGCTATAGGGGCGAGGATATTAGTTAGACCTCGCCGCGCATAATAGCAGCCGCCCTCGCTAATGAATCTTCCCTAGATAGAAGACCATCGTCACGCGCAGGCGTCTGCGACGTTAATTGATTTGAAAGTGTTTTCGGCCTTGGTTTTGCTGCTGGCTGGCTAGGCTTAACG